GAGACTCAAGGTCTATAGACAGGGTGGATTCAATGTACGTGGTAAAATGGCGGAAGAACCAAAGAGTGACTTCCCTCAGGGAAAGTGTCTGTTTTTATAATCTGACTAATTAGTAAATGTCGGGTGCATTAATACAACTCGTTTCTAAAGGTGTTCAAGATGCCTATATTATAAGTGACGAAGGACATTCTTTTTTTCGTACGAAGTTTACACGTCATACGAATTTTTCTCAAGCCCCAAAATACATTAAAACGGTTACCGAGACTGACACGTCTATTACGATACCAGTTCTCGGTGATATCATAAATGGTATCTGGTTTGAGTCGGCTAATAGAAACGCTGATATTGCCTCAAATCTTTTCTATAATTCAACTATTTCTCTTTTTATCGGTGGACAAAAAATAGATTCTCAACACTATGACTATTTCTCTGATATATGGACAAATTACCTTGCCGACTCGTACACGAAGTCACAGGAGCTGAATAACAAAACATCTAGGTCTTGTCACACATTCTTACCCCTTCACTTCTTTTTCTGTGACCACAAGGCATTTTTACCCTTGATAGCACTCCAACACCATCAGGTTGAAATAAAGATAGATTTCGATGCCGCGAATCTGGACACCCTAGATGAGGCTGAAAAGTCGGCAAAGGTTTATGGTAATTTTATCTACCTCGATAAAGATGAAAGAGAAACCTTCACGAAGAGGCAGATGGACTTCATAGTAACCCAAGTTCAATCTATTAAAACCGAGCTTATGACGGTTGTAAACAATAACACTGATGTGGGTGGTTACAATAGAATTGATTTAGGAACCTTTAATCATCCCGTGAAGTCTCTCTTTTGGGGATTTGGTGCTTCGAGTGGTGATTTTGCTAATGATCGTTTTACCTTCCTTGAAGCGGATCTACAAATCAATGGCACACACTTATTTGAAAAAATGACACCCGTCTATTTTCACACCATACAAAATTACTACAAATCTTCATATGGTCACTCCGACTTTATTCCTGAGCCGGAAGTGCTATGCAACCCCAGGTATCTCGCATACCATTTCTGTCTGAACGCTTCAGACTAGACCCCATCTGGCACCTGTAATTTTTCAAGAATAGATCACGCAGTGTTATCCATGAATGGTGTAGAAAAGGGAAACCTTAGACCAGATGGTCAGGAATTGTTCATATACGCAGTCAATTATAATGTACTTAGAATACGCAATGGCCTTGCCGGAATTTTATTCGGTAACTAATGTATAGATGGGCAGATCAGTACGATTCGATCAGATTTTCGTAACAAGTCTAGACGCTGCACCACGAGAGACCGATGTTTTAAGTGGTCTCGCAAGTATCGACGCTGGTGAAATCACAGCAGATCAAATTGAAGTCGCAAACCTTACAATTACTAATAAGGTCACTGCGAGTGTAGAAAGCACAGAGTTCACTGGTCTCACCAACGTATTCCGCTTTACTGCGACGCAGATTGGTATAGGCACAAATAACCCAGTAAATCCCTTTCAGGTGGGTGAGGATCGTGTCATTATCAATGATCAATTAGAAAACTTGGTTGCTGTACAGGGTAACGTTATTTCTACCAATATATTCGCAACCAACATGTTCAAAACAAGTAACGATAAGTTTCTAGTGGAGGCTAATGCTTCTAATGTTTTAAAAATTACCGGTAATACATTTTCTACGAATGCGACCATAGGTACACACCTTTTAGTTGGCAGCAACGGTGCTAGTGATGGTTCAAATGTAGCCGTATTTGAAAAGGGTAACGTAGTGATTCGTGATGGTTTCTTAAATGTAACTGGTAACGTATCTATTACTGGTAACTTGGCTATCACAGAGGTTCCTGCATATACAAGTGTCAATAATCTTGTTGTATCAAATGCCGTTATCCTCATGGGTGACGGCAATAACGGAACCTATGATATGGCTGTTCTTATGAGAGATGGATTTCCGGGAACATCTAATGTATTTTTAGGATATACACACGCAAATGATAAGTTTAATCTCACGAGAACTTTTGGTGGTCCCACAACCGCAACATTTGATGATAAATTAGATACTTCCAACACTGTAAATCTTCACGTGTATGGTGACATATATACTCAAAATAATGTGGGCATCGCAAACACTACACCTACATATTCTTTATCTGTAGGTTCTAATCTGTATATAGATGATACAGCTACTCTCAATGATAATGTTTTACACGCAAATGGATTTGGTTTCTTCGAGGGTATGAGAATTGGTGACAGCGGGCTTACTGTAGGTAGTCTAATTACTTTAGACGCGGACGCCACAATACCTATGGTAGTTTCCTCTAAAATTCAAGCTCATGGTATTCAAACAACTGGTTCGGATCCTTCAGGAATAGGAAACACTGATTCTAAACACTTATTGTCTATCGCAGATAAGGTGTTTATTAACGCGGATGCCGCGAATATTATTACTGTGATTGGTAACACCGCAACTGGACGTCTTATTACTGAGTCTATTCTAGTCCAAGATTTCATTGAGGTTGAGGGTGAATCTGGTATTTCATCCGCTGCGAATGTAATTATTCATGGTGATATAAATGGTGAAGATTCTACGTCAAATACAGTGAGTATTAGGTGTGGTCCACAGAATCCCGATGGAACTCTTGGATCCAATACGAGTGCTATAGAAATCAAGGGTGCTAAAACATCGGCCGAATTTCAAACGGTTCTATTTAAGACGAAGAATACTGAGCGAATGCGTGTAGCATCTAATGGTTACATTGGTATTTCCAATACTTTACCCAGTGAAATGCTGACTATAGGTGGTAACCTTAAACTCAACGAAAGTAATACAGCCATTTTTGGTAATGATACTAATTATCTAAAAGTTTCAACTGATACAACAAATACTCAAACAAAGATTCAAAATCGTGTTGGAACTGGTAAAGGTCTAAACTTTTACGCGAGTACCACCGACACCATGGGTAACCCTAAAATGACTATTCTCGAAAATTCGAATGTGGGGGTGGGTACTGCAACCCCCCAAGGTCTTCTACACACATCCGGTGGTACCGTGTTTATCAACAATCAAGTTGCTAACAGAGGGGGTGTAAGTCATTTGGGAGCTCCAATGGTTGTAACAAATACAGCTCAAATTACAAATACTTCAGACTTTCAAGATGTTCTTCAACTCGCTCGTGAAGGTGGTGTGAGTGGACAACATGGTGTTAGAGGTATTTTCAAAATGGGTAAGCACGCAACTGGTTCCGGAACTTCGCGATCTCAGTTGAATCTGGCTCTAGCGAGTGATGACTATTCCACACAAAATCATGTGATGACTTGGCGAAGTAATAAGCGAGTTGGGATAGGAACAACTTCACCCTCATCTCACCTCGAAATAATTACAACTGGTATAGGAAACTCCGTAACAAATGGTTTACTTGTTCATAGTGAAAAGATTAACAACTCAGCAGATGACGCCATAGTAGCTATGCGCGCAGATACAACAAGTTCAAACGCTTTTGTGGCGTTTGTTCAAGCTGACGGTCTTGCTGGTGATACTTCGGGTTATTCTCTAGGTGTTACTGGATCCTCGGGTGACTTTAGACTTACAAAGAATGCCTATACCATTAATGATTCTACAACGTCTAGAATCTTTGTTGATGGTACTTCAGGAAATATCGGCCTAGGAACAGATGTTCCTCGTCACAAGCTTGAAGTAAATGGTAATGTAGTGATCGGTAACGAACTCTATTTTGGTGGTTTGAGTTCCGATGAATTTGGCAACACTTTTATCAAGGAACGATTATTGAGTACGGATATTTCGGAACTCCTCATATTCAAGGGTAATGAAGGTCCAGGTGTACAGGGTCCAGATCAAATTAGGTATGTCGCATCGCAACATGTGTTCCAATCGTATAGTGACGCAACCCTTAGCGCATCTGAAATAGAAGCAATTGAACAGGATACAGGTGCTTCAGTTGCATCTACAGCTCTCTTCATCACAACACAAGGACAAGTTCTTGTAGGAACCACGAATGCGAATGATATCAATAAAACCGCTTCAACTAAATTATTTGTAAACGGTGGTGTAGAGTTCGCACAGGGTCAGTCTATTAACTTTGCGGCTGCGGGAGATGGTTCTAAGGCTTTAGATGTATTTGCTTTGAGTGATGGTGGTCGTTTTGAAACAACTGGAGCCATTGACATTAGATTCCAGAATAAAGCAACCATTAATACTCCCGCGAATCAAGCAGTTGAAGCCGTTCGAATCAAGAATACTGGTTTAGTTGGATTTTCCACAGGGTCACCTGATACCAACGTTCATATATATTCGGGTATGACTACTGATGTAGATGTTTTGAAACTGGAGAGTCCAGCAAACTCTGGTACAAAGAAGACTGGTATAATATTGAGGACAGATGATAACTACGGTGGATATGTAAGGGGTTTCAGTGATTCCACCCATTCCGTACATGGTACTGTCATTGGAGCAACCAATAATGGAACGGATGGTGACGGTATTCACGTAATACACACATCTAATGTTGGCGTGGGAACAGTAAATCCAAGTGAACATTTCACTGTTTACAATGGTGTGTCCCGCATACAACACGCAACGAGTAATGCTATAATGCAGTTTGCCACTACAACACCTCTAAACGCTTTAGCTGTTTCTAACATCTACGGTGATGTTTCGGGTAATGTCTACGTGGATCCACACTCGAATGAAATGATTATCAATAGTAATCTTGAAGTCACAGGTGATCTGAACATTGACGGCAAGATTGATCTTGGTAACCAGGTAGCGATTGGTTTAGGTGGTGTGGCTGCCACGACAGATTTACAGATTGGTGGTGGTCTCATTACGGGGTCGAGTAATGTTGCGTGTAAGAGATATTCACAAACATTTGAACTTGGATCGACGAAAGCAAAAATGGTTCGTTTACTATTCGACCACAGTTCCTTCTACGCCAGAATTGTGTGTATGTTAAGAAAGCGCGACAACAAAAATTTGGCTGGTAATACAGTCGTCACTGGTGAACCAACAAACAGAGATCAAAGTACAATGGTTCTGGAGATCCAGGGTGGTACACATGATGGAAGTACAACGGCTGCCGACGAATTGATTACCGTGGGTACGAAGAATCTATTTGGTGGTGATTCAGATTATCCTTGGAATCCTAACATTATTGTTGGTAAGAAGGGTATTATTGTAAAACCTGCTAACACAAACTCGGGTAGAGAATATTCATATGATATTCATGTAGAGTTAATGACTTCGCGTGGTGGAAGACTCAAGACGATACGAAATAACGTCACTGATGCGGCCGTAGATGCCGATAGTGGTGAGTTGGTTGCTGAATTTACTTATTAAATCTACTACGAGGGAAGACCCCGCGGTAGAATCAACATTTATGCCCTGATGGCGTCGGATATAGCTAATGCGATAACTCCGGCGATGAAAGCTATCACGATGTAATTGAGTTCACTTTCTTCTAAGCCAACCTGAGTCTTCTCAGGCTTACCAACAGGCTTCTGTTGGGGCTGCTTTTCTTTTGGAGGATCCAGTTCCTCCAAAGGATAGTAAGCTATCATTTATATATATTTAGAGATTAATTTCCTTCTTAGCCTTCCTCCCCCTGGTACGCCTGGCCTTGGTTGCCGTCACATTGACTTCCTTGACCTCACCACCAGTGGAGTCACCCGATATGGAGATGATGTCGGAGATATCCTCTTCATCATCTTCGGGTTGCTTCTCAGTGGCGGAAGAGATTGCTGTGGTGTTCATGGGAGGGGCTGGAGGCATCATAATACCACCCATTAGACTAGAAATGTCAATCCCAGGTCCCTGCATCTGATACTCTCCTGTCCCTCCGACGGGGGCATCAGTGGCTGGTCCGTCGGTTTGGCGAGTGGTATTCTGAACAGCGCTCATCATATTCTTTACGAGGTCAGGGTTCTGCTTGATAACATCATTCATGTTGGGCATTACCGACTTGAACATGGAGTTCGTGAGGTGGAACATCATAGCGGAACCACCAAGCATCATGATCAGCTTGATCTCGGGAGCAACCGAAATCTTCGAGCGGTACTTAACATATAGCTCTTCAAAGACTCCATCATAGTCATCGACATTCTCCATAACTGATTCCGACCAACCATCTAACTGAATCTCGAAGGGATTGTAGCGCTTGTTAAGGAATTCCAACCCAGTCACACAGGCCACGAGCATGCGTCGCGAGAATCGGATAGACTGTTCAACGTCTATGCTGTAGGTGATTCTTTTAACCTCGGATCTCAACTCTTCAACATTGGAGTAAGCATTCAGTCTCTTATTTACAGCGAAACCCTTTTTCTCCAGGCGTCCCAACTTATTAATCAGGTCAGCCTTCTCCTCATCAATTGAAGCATATCCCTTGGTGGGCTTCTCATCCTCCTCTCCTGGACCTTGGTTTCCATAATCATCAGCGTCGTCAAAAAAATTAGCCTCATCATCATCTCCATAGTCAATCTCTTGATCTGGGGCTGAAGCATTTTGGTTAGTCTGTTTGGTGGGATTTACAAAAGCATCCATACTTTCCTGTTGTTGCGCCATAGGGGGTGGCCTAAATGTAGGTCTAGTGGGTCGTGGTACACGTTGAGGGCGGGAGGCGGAAATTTCAATCTCGTCCATAATGGCCTGCTCATCTGCATCCAATTTCATAACACTGGTATTTCCTCGATCGATTACGATCTCTTCGTCCATCTACTCTCTATGTAGAAACTAAAAAAATTACCTTTAACGCAGTTTAAAAAATTTCTTAGTTCATTATAAATGTTCAAACTTAATCGTGTCAGCCGCAATGCTCTCACCATGATTGTTATTCTTCTACTGATCATCTCGGCTCTCGCGGCCTTCAAGACCAGTACCACCAGTGGGTACAAACCCATCACCACCAAGACTGTCAGTGATGGTTCCATCTTTGATCTCCCAGTCGAACTTGAGTGCACCGCCGGCTCTGGTAAGAAGGGTAGCCCTTACGCTAAGGGTTTAACTCCAGGGGGTGTCTGTGGCGCCCAAAAGCTTGTCGCCGGTCAAGCTGGTGGATACGAAATTACGGATGGAATTGGTGGATCTTTAATCTAAGCTAATGATATATGGCGCTGATTACAACTCCTACTCAGTTGATTCCAGACCTTCAACACGAATACCATACCGTGACCATTGATACAATTGGACAGACAACCTCCAATGTCTTCACTTGTCATCTCCAACAGCCTATCAAAAATATCGTACAGGCTAGATTAATAGCTGCCAGAATTAACACCACTGTGGCGACTGAACATTGTTATGTATCTATTGAAGAACTCGACAGTATTTTCACCGAGCGCGCGTCTAACGAACCAAATGGACAAGCCGCGGTGAGTGTTGTGAGAGGTTCTTTTGCGAGTATTGTGACGAGTGATGATAGTGGATTAATAAGTTTCAAGGATAACTACCCCCTCGTCACTCAATATGTGAATCCTATTCGCAGCATTGATCGTTTCACTGTTACTATTCGCGATCAAGATGGTAACCCCATTGTACCATCCAGTCCCGCCAAGGACAATTTTTTAATAATTCGTTTCGTGTGTAAGAAATCCAACCTGTAATTTTCTCCTTTTATAGTAATATACCATGTCTCCAGGCATTGTTCAGTTGATGGCAGCAGGCGCTCAGGATAAATGGATCGTAGGTGATCCCCAAGTGTCTTTTTTCAGCTCAACATTTAAAAGGCATGCTAATTTCTCACAATCCGTCGAAAAGCAAACAATCCACGGAGCGGTGAGAAACAACTCGTTATCTAGTGTTCAATTTGAAAGATCCGGTGATCTTTTGGGTCATGTGTATTTTACGATAGATGATAATACAACCGCCCTTGATTCTCAAAGGTGGGACAATATCATTGAAAGTGTCGAGCTCTTAATTGGAGGGTCCGTCATTGACAAACAAGATGCGATCTTTACTGAAAATATTGCCGTAGATACTCTCGCCACAAACGTATCTAAGAGTGCTCAAGGTACCCACCCAGGTATTTCCGCTCGTTCGTTTTTTTACCCTCTCCGCTTCTTTTTCTGTGAGAGTCCTAGTCTAGCTATCCCAATTGTTGCTTTAAACTATCATAATATTGAAATTAGAATTAATTGGGCATCCCAAGCTGCGAACTATAACATAGAATGTTTCGCGAATTATTACTACCTGGACACTGAAGAACGCGGAAATATTGCTTCTCGCACCCACGATATCCTCATATATCAGGTTCAAAAGAGTATCCCATCCGGAACGAAAATGCAAGAGCTTACGTTCAATCACCCCGTGAAGTACCTTGCATCATCTAACACCGTAACTGGAAGCGCCCTCACTTCAGCGAGTAATAAGATCAAATTAAATGTTAATGGTACAGATTTAGCAAACTATCGTTGGGGTAAACCACACTTTATTGATGTGTCTCATTATTATCATACCAACTTTGTGGCATCCCCAGATTTCTTCTTGTACCCCTTTTGTATATCGACGAGTTCCCTTCAGCCAACAGGCACCCTAAATTTCAGTCGACTCACGACAGTCAAGCTCATGAGTGAGTCTATGAACATCATAGATCCTATATATGCTGTAAATTACAATATCCTTAGGGTTCAAAATGGACTCGCGGCGCTACTCTATGCAAATTAAAATACCATTCTATATTAAATGGTCAAGAACTTGCCGACGGTCGAGCGTTCGACCAAAATCAGGTTCGGTAAAAATTGTACTAACGACCAGGCAGAAAACACAATTGTGTTCAATGCAAGTAATGTCGAGTTGGATGCTGGTACACCGGGATCGGTATACATGACACCGGTTCGTATAGATCCGGATATGACGAGTGATAATATCATGGTTTTGGCATATAACAGAGATACCAAGGAGTTAACAGATTCAAACGCAATCGCCCGAGAAATTTTGAACTTCAATCTTTTGGGTGCGACCAAGAATGGAAATGTTACACCTTATACCACTGAATTTAGATCCACTAACACAATTCCAGCTGCGGCTACAAGTATTGTTACCACTGGAAACGTAGGTATCTCTAATCTTTCACCCACAGATACACTATCCGTGGGTTCAAAATTCCATGTGAATGTTGATAGTTCGAATGTACTCACGGTTTTAGGAAACACGTACATCCAAAATAAATTGGTAGTTGATGGTGATGCTATATTTAATGGACTCGTCACAACTTTACACTCGAACAATACCGTGATTCGTGATGCTATAATAGAACTTGGAAAGGATAATAGCGTTGGAGATTCAATGCTTGATTTGGGTTTCATAATGACCCGACCAGGTTCTAATGTGGCTATAGGGTATCGAGAAAGTTCCAATGAATTTGCCATTGGATATACACTTTCTAGCGCCGACGATCATACTATTACTCCACTCACCAATGAAGACATTAACGTCCATGTGTACGGTCAAATTTTTACGGAATCAAATGTTGGTATTATGAATACACAACCTACACATACCCTAGATGTGGGTTCAAATCTATTTGTAGATGAATTTGGTTCAAATGTTTTGAGTTTAACGGGTAATGCTAGTATTACTGGGGACGTCACGGTATCCGCAGATCTAAAGGTGGATGGAGACACACTATATGTTGATTCAGCTGATGATCGGGTGGGTATTAATACCCTTCTCCCTGACGCAGAGCTTCATGTTGTAGGTAATGCCTACGTATCCTCAAATCTTACCGTTGATACAAACACTCTCCACGTGGATTCAGTGTCTAATAGGGTGGGTATAAATCAAATTAATCCCACAAAGGACCTGGATGTAAACGGAACTATCGCAGCTACCCGTCGTGTTGATAATTCTGGGTACAACCGTTTACTCATAGGTGAAGATACAGGTTCAATTATTCACCCAAGCTCAAATGCTCACCTCATTTCTGTGGGTTACAGAGCTGGTTACAATGTTCAAGAATCAAATGCGATAGCCGTGGGTTTTCAATCCGGTAGCGTATCACAAGGTGATTCAGCTGTGGCTGTGGGTAAAAGATCCGGTGAAACTGCACAAGGTGTAAGTGCTGTAGCTATAGGTAGCAACGCTGGTTACTCAAATCAAGGTACACTCTCTGTAGCCATAGGTGAGAATGCTGGTGGTCAAAGTCAAGCCAATAATTCCATAGCCATCGGAAAAGATGCTGGTACCCAAAATCAAGGTCAAAAATCTATAGCCATTGGTGATAGTGCGGGTAAATTTGATCAAGGTGAGGGTGCTGTAGCCATTGGATACTTTGCTGGATACCCAGCTTCTCAAGCAGCTGGATCGGTTATCATAAACGGTGGAACCAATGCCATGGGTCTTAACAACACTACTACTCAAAACGCACTTTTCATCAATCCTGTAAGGAATGTGAACAACTCAAACCTGTTAATGTACAATGTGGGATCTAAAGAGTTTACATATGGAAACACCATAGAAAACAATGTCCATGTAGCTCAAAACTTCACGGTGGATACCGATACACTATTTGTAGACTCTTTTACAGAAAGTGTGGGTATTAATAACAGTGTCCCCGACGCAAATCTTCATGTCGTAGGTAATACATATATTTCTTCAAATCTAACTGTTGATTTAAATACTCTACATGTAGATACAAACAAACACTTCGTAGGTATAGAAACAAATCACCCGGATGCTACCCTCCATGTAATGGGTAATGCCTACATTTCCGAAGATTTAACCATCGATACAGATACTTTCCACGTGGACTCTACAACAAACTCTGTTGGTATCGAAACAAAAACCCCAAATGCAAATCTCCATGTTGTGGGTAATGTATACGTGTCGTCTAATCTCACCGTTGATACAAATACACTTCATGTTGACGCAGAAGCCAATCAAATTGGTATAAATACTGTACTCCCTAACGCGGAACTTCATGTTGAGGGTAATGCCTATGTATCCTCAAATCTTATTGTCGATACAAATACTCTTGTCGTTCAATCTGAAACAAAGGGTATTGGTGTTAATAACGCATCACCCGATGCCAACTTACATGTCGTAGGAAATACGTATGTGAGTGCCAACTTAACAGTCAGTAATGATACTTTACATGTGGACTCCATGACGAATTCCGTGGGAATCGAGACCAAATTTCCATACGCCAATCTTCATGTAGAAGGTAACGCCTATGTGAGTTCCAACGTGACTGTAGATACAGATACATTCCACGTCGATGCGACGGTGCACGGGGTTGGAATTGAAACCAAATTCCCGAATGCGAATTTACACGTCGTTGGAAATGTGTACGTTTCTTCAAACTTAACTGTGGACGCTGATACACTTCACGTAGACGCCACGACGCATAGTGTCGGAATCGAAACTAAAAACCCCGACGCTAAACTACATGTGGTAGGTAACGCATATGTAAGCTCCAATTTGACGGTGGATACAGATACGTTACATGTTGATGCGGGGAACAAGTATATAGGACTTGGGACCAAGGTACCCGATGCCAATTTACATGTGGTAGGAAACACGTACGTCTCTTCAAACTTAACCGTGGACACGAATACACTCCATGTGGATGCGGTAAAACACTCGGTAGGAATCGAGACACTGACCCCCAGTGCCAATCTTCACGTGGAAGGAAATGCGTACGTTTCTTCCACAGTTGACATAGACGGAACGTTACGTCTAAACAACGCGACGACCGCCTTGACGACCGACCTCACGTCCGCCGTGGGTGTCAAATTGGATCAATTAAATAGTGTAAACTTAAACGCGCCAGTTGCCGACCAATTACTCGTGTATGATGGGACAGATTGGGTGAATGAATATCCTATACACACGTACATAAAAATTCGAAATGATCTTCCGAGTACAAACATCAATACCGGTGATGCGGTA